GTTGAGAATTTTCGATATGAATGGGAACATTACTTATGATTATTTGAAGAGGAAGTCTCAGCCTTCATTGTAGGACTGGTTCTCAGTTCATTAACATGACTATTCTATTGTTCCTTAAATTAGTGTTACTTAAACAGGTCTTACTAATCTTTCTTCAAAGTAGGTTCATATTTGTTAACGGTAATCTATCAATTAAATTTTTGCTTTTACTTAAAGACACTTAACTGCGACTATTGTTGGTGATCACTTCATTGTGGTCGGTTTAAGTAGTTTGTTAAGTAATAATTGTTACTTGAATCTTCTGTAAAACCTTTTATTTAGTTTACTACTTTTTAGGAATATTTATAAAAGATAGACCCTAGTAAAAGGGTTAGTTATTAGAGGGGTTATGACGATTTTTTCAAAAGGTTTAAGTTTGACACTCGTTATGAGGTTATGTAGAAATCAATGGAGCCTTAGATTAAGCTTTCGACTTCAGTAAAGGCCCGGAATTTGTTCAATCCCTCTAATAGTGTAAAAGCTATCGGGGGTTGGATTAATGAACAAATTATTTAATATCTACATTATAACAGGCCCTCTTTTATTCATGGTTAGAATTGTTCATAGACGGAGTAACATTTTCAAACCATTATTAATCGCTATGAAAACCCACGTTTTATAATGTGGGATGGTGTGGCTTTTGATGCTCATTAGCATAAGAGGAATATTTAGGCAGTTGATTTTTAGTTTTATGATGTATACTTGGAGACAATTTTATTAGGTTTGGACATTCCTGTAGAGTACTGGTCTGTAATTAAAGATTATATGTATAATTTGGATGTGTCTATCGTATCCTATGTTTAGTCTAGTGGTAAACGTCTGAAGTTGATGGAGGGTAAGATAAACGCCACTACTTTTTCTGGTGACCCTTGTCGTACTACTGGTGGTAATAGTTAGAGGATGGGATTTGCTAATGCATTCATAGCCAATGAAGCGGGTTTATACACTAGTATTGTGTCTGATTTGAATGGAGCGAGTGACAGTAATGGTGCAGATGATGTTGTTATTGTCGTTGA